ATGATGAGGTATTTGGATACCAAGAGCGTTGGGCAGAGTATCGCTATAAGCCGAGCCAGATTACTGGCCTCTTTAGGTCTACGGCGTCCGGAACATTGGACGCTTGGCATTTGGCGCAGAATTTTGGTGATCTGCCTACGCTTAATAGTGACTTTATTGAGGATACCCCTCCAGTGGAGCGGGTCGTTGCGGTAGGCGCAGCTGCTAATGGTCAGCAGTTTTTGCTTGATGCTTTTTTTGATATTAAGATGGCTAGACCGATGCCGTTGTATTCTGTACCTGGACTTATTGACCATTTTTAAGGGGGTCAAATGTTTTCTGATATTTTTTCTGGGTTGTCGAGTCTTTATGGAGGCATACAGGCTCGCAATTTGGATAGAGCGCAGTTTGATCGTCAGATGGCATTTGCTGATGAACAGTCCCGCACTCAGTATCAGCGGGCTGTTGAGGATATGAAGGCTGCTGGCCTTAATCCTATGTTGGCGATTGCTAAAGGTGGTAATGCTGCTATGAGTGCGCCTGGTTGGTCGGGCGCGTCTAACGTTCAAGGTCAGGCGGCAGCTACTGCTTTGAACGCTAGATTAACTGCAGCTCAGACTGCTTCTGCAAATGCTGTTGCTCGTAAGACTAATGCAGAAGCCGGTATTACTGAGGAAGTTGGTTTAGATCAGGCTTTGGCTACTTTATCTCAGACGTTGGTTACGTCTGGGTTGACTGCTGCGCAGACTGATAAGGTGATAACTGATACTAAGTTAGTAGCGCAGCAGATTTTGACTGAGAAGAATAAAACGGATCAGATTGCTTCTTTGATTCGTTATGTAGATCAGCAGACTGAGACTGAGTTTTTTAAGACTTTGACGGAGGAGCAGCGTGTTAAGTGGCTTACTGCTGCTACTACAACTTTAGCTAATCAAGCAAAGTTGCAGGATTTTGATATTGAAGCTGCTCGTAAATCGGATAATTTTGGTCGAATTTTTCGTGAGTATGAAGGTGCTGGTCGGTTAGGTAAAGAGTATGTGGATTCTATACTTGGTAACTTTTTCGATTGGAAGAAGTTTAAATTTTGGGAAAATTTTAAGTCTCAGAAAGGTAAGTGATGAATACGTTTGTTCGTAATCCGTATAACTATGATACCAATGAAGCGTCGGAGCAGTCCGCGCTTTATTGTACTGATGGTACTCGGACTCAGCAGAATTTTAAGGCCGAGTGCGATATTAACTATATGCTTAAGAAGTTTGGTGTTGCAGGTTTGCCGGCGGGTGCCCGTATTCCAGAGTACGGGGATTTTTCCGGCATTAGTGATTATCACAGCGCTATGAACGCTGTGATTGACGCCAGGATGGCGTTTGATGCGCTTCCGTCAGGTGTGCGGAAGCGTTTTGGTAACGACGCGGGAGCGTTAGTTGATTTTTGCGCTGATGAGCGCAATCGGGAGGAGCTGGTAGAGATGGGGCTTATTGAGCCCCAGAAGGCCGTTCAAGCGGCCGAATCCAGCGTTTCGGAGGGTGGTCAACCCTCCGTGGCACAGTGATCTACTTGATGTAACTGTGCCAGGTGACACCAACTAGGAGAGATCTATGAGACCGGTAAATCGCAAGTCTGTTTCTAAGTACAAGTCGTCCAAGATGTTTAAGCGCAATGTGAAGCGTACGAAGATGCCTAATCTTCGTTCTAATCCTATGCGTGGTGGATGGCGGATGTAATGCCTTGTTACCACCCGCTGCAGGCGTTTAAGACGGCTGCTGGTGATGTGGTTTTTTATGAGAACGCCCGGTTTGACATCACACGCTCCCTCACGCTGCCATGTGGGCAGTGCGTGGGTTGTCGGCTGGAGCGTTCTCGCCAGTGGGCTGTTAGGTGCATGCATGAAGCAAGTCTGTGGCAGAAGAACTGCTTTATCACATTGACCTACAATGATGATTGGGTGCCAGAAGATAAGTCGTTACATTACGACCATTTTCAAAAGTTCATGAAGCGGCTACGGAAACGCTTTAGCGGTTACGAAGAAGATTCTCAAGGTAAGCGGCCGATCAGGTTTTACATGGCGGGCGAGTATGGTGAGAATTTTGGACGTCCGCATTTTCATGCATGTTTGTTTAATTTTGATTTTGAGGATAAGACGTTTTGGCAGAAGACGTCGTCTGGGTCCGTTATATATCGGAGCCAGGCTCTTGAGGAGTTATGGACTGATCCAAAGACGGAGATGTCTTTTGGGTATAGTTCAGTAGGAGATGTTACTTTTCAGTCAGCTGCGTATGTTGCTAGATATATTATGAAGAAGCAAACAGGTAAGAATGCAGATGATCATTATGAGTTTGTTCACCCGGTCACGGGTGAGGTTAGTTTGAGAAGGCCGGAGTTTAATAAGATGTCTTTGAAGCCAGGTATTGCAGCTCAGTGGTATGAGCAATGGAAGGATGATGTTTATCCACATGACTATGTGGTTGTAAATGGTAAGCAAGTCAAGCCCCCTCGCTACTATGATCGTAAGTTTGCGAAGGAATACCCAGTTGAGTTTGACATGATTGAACTTGATAGGTATAAAAGGCGTTGTGAGCGTGAAGTCGATACAGACGAAAGGCTTGCAGTTAAGGAGAAGGTCGCGAAAGCGCGCCTTCAGTCATTGAAACGTACTCTTACGTGAGGTAAGTATGAAGATGATTGTTTGTTCTATTAAGGATCGGGCAGCTGAAGCTTTTGGCCGTCCGTTTTTTTTGCCAGCTGTTGGTGTCGCCGTTAGGTCTTTTCAGGACGAAGTGAATCGGCCTGCAGAAGACAATCAGGTGTATCAACATCCTGATGATTTTGATTTGTATGAGCTCGGCTCATTTGATGATTCGAATGGTCGGTTTGATTTGTATGAGGATCCGAAGGTTCTTGCAATGGGCAAGCAACTGAAGGTACGTAGTTAAATAGGCCGGGGGCTCTTCAGAGATGAAGGGCCCTCGGAATTTGGAGGATCGATATGCATCGTAATCAGTCAGTAAATGTTCACCAGTTCGCTATGATTCCGCGTGCGGATATTCCCCGCAGCCGGTTTGATAGTCAGAAAGCGTATAAGACTACGTTTGATTCTGGTTATCTAGTGCCTGTGTATTGTGATGAAGTACTTCCAGGCGATACTTTTAATCTCAAGATGACTGCGTTTGCTCGATTGGCAACGCCGTTGTTTCCAATTATGGACAACATGTATCTTGATACTTTCTTTTTCTTTGTACCTAATCGTCTTATTTGGGAAAATTGGCAGAAGTTTATGGGTGAGCGTACGCCTGATCCTGACTCTTCCATTGATTATGTTGTACCTACTACTACCAGTCCTGCTGGTGGCTATGCTGTGGGTTCTTTGCAAGACTATATGGGTTTGCCAACTGTTGGGCAGATTGGCGGTGCTGCTACTGTTGAGCATTGTAGTTTTTGGCCTCGTGCTTATAACTTGATTTGGAATGAGTGGTTCCGTGATCAGAATTTGCAAGACAGTGCTGTTGTCGATCTTGGCGATGGTCCTGATGATGCCGCCGATTACGTTTTACGTCGGCGTGGTAAGCGTCATGATTACTTTACGTCCGCTTTGCCTTGGCCTCAGAAAGGTGATGCTGTTACGTTGCCGTTAGGCGGCAACGCTGTTGTTTCTTCTAATGGAAATCCGTTTCAGGTTGTTGGTTCTGGTTTGACTGAACGTAATGTTGCTATTAGTTCTGCCGGTCAGTTGGTGACGGCTGGTTCTGGTAATGGTGCCTATACGCTTGAATTTGGTACTGAGACAGGTTTGTTTGCTGATTTGTCTACTGCTACAGCTGCAACTATTAATCAGTTACGTCAGAGCTTTCAGATTCAGAAGTTACTTGAGAGGGATGCCCGCGGTGGTACTCGGTATACTGAAATTATTCGTGCACACTTTGGCGTTGTTAGTCCAGATGCTCGTTTGCAGCGTCCTGAATATCTTGGTGGTGGTTCAACTCCCGTTATCATTAATCCTATTGCGCAGACCAGCGCAACGGGTTTGGCTGAGAACACTACTCCACAGGGTAACCTTGCAGCAATGGGTACAGCTCTCGCACAGGGCCATGGTTTTACGTACTCTAGTACTGAACATGGTGTGATTCTTGGCCTTGCGGCCGTGAGAGCAGACCTGACTTATCAGCAGGGTTTGCATAAGATGTGGAGTCGTCAGACTCGGTATGATTTTTATTTTCCTGCTTTTGCTACGCTTGGCGAACAAGCGGTTCTTAATAAGGAAATTTATGTCCAGGGTACTGCGGAAGATGATGAGGTATTTGGATACCAAGAGCGTTGGGCAGAGTATCGCTATAAGCCGAGCCAGATTACTGGCCTCTTTAGGTCTACGGCGTCCGGAACATTGGACGCTTGGCATTTGGCGCAGAACTTTGGTGATTTGCCTACGCTTAACAGTGAGTTTATTGAGGATACCCCTCCAGTGGAGCGCGTCGTTGCGGTAGGGGCTGCTGCAAATGGTCAACAGTTTTTGCTTGATGCGTTTTTTGACATTAAGATGGCCAGGCCTATGCCGTTGTACTCTGTACCTGGACTTATTGACCACTTTTAAGGAGGTCATATGGGTTTGTTTGATAGTATTCTTCAACCTGTCAAGGTGGTGGCAAAGGCAATTGAGCCTTTGTCACCAATTGTTCCTTGGGCTAGCGCTGCGGCGAGTTTATATGGTGGTTTGAGTGCCAATCAGCAGCGAGCTCAGGCAGCGCAAGCAGCTAATGTTGCGTCTGCTGAGTCGGCTGCTAAGCAGATGGATTTTCAGGAGCGTATGAGTAATACGTCATATCAGCGAGCTGTTGCTGATATGCGCGCTGCTGGTATTAATCCTATGCTTGCTGCTTTGAAAGGTGGTGCTAGTACCCCTGGTGGTGCTGGTTACACAGCACAGATGCCCCAGGTTCAGGATATTTTTAGTCCTGCTGTGGATGCTTATCAGAAAGCGTATAGCGCTGAGAGTGAGGCATCTTTGCGCCGTAGTCAGGAAACTCAAGCTTATGCTACGGCTGATAAGATTATTGAGGAGACTAAAAATATACCTGATGAAGGTGAGCGTATTCGTGCTACCACGAAGTTATTGATGGGTCAGGTTGCTGAAGTTGCTGCGCGAACTAAGAATTTGGGAGCTACTTATCATGAGATTTTGGCGACTACTCAAGAGATTTTGACTCGTACCAAATTGACTGCTAATCAGTTGGAAGCTGAGATGTCTACCGGAAATTTTCGGCGTTTTGCCGAACAGTTTGGTCCGTTAGGTGATGTTTTAGGAGCTGTTGTTGATGCGCTTATTAATAAGCGTAGAGCTGATACATATGATCGAGGTACCCCTACTAGGAGAAAACCATGAATACGTTTGTTCGTAATCCTTTTAATTATGATACGAATGAAGCATCGGAGCAGTCCGCGCTTTATTGTACTGATGGAACTCGCACTCAGCAGAATTTTAAGCAGGAGTGCGATATTAATTACATGTTGAAGAAGTTTGGTGTTGCAGGTTTGCCGGCGGGTGCCCGTATTCCAGAATACGGGGATTTTTCCGGCATTACTGATTATCACAGCGCTATGAACGCTGTGATTGACGCCAGGATGGCGTTTGATGCGCTTCCGTCAGTAGTTCGGAAGCGTTTTGGTAACGATGCGGGAGCATTCGTTGATTTTTGCGCCGATGAGCGCAATCGGGAGGAGCTGGTAGAGATGGGGCTTATTGAGCCCCAGAAGGCCGTTCAAGCGGCCGAAGCCAGCGTTTCGGAGGGTGGTTCACCCTCCGTGGCACAGTGATCTACTTGATGTAACTGTGCCAGGTGACACCAACTAGGAGAGATCTATGAGACCGGTAAATCGCAAGTCTGTTTCTAAGT